ACTGGTTTACCTAATGCATTTGCATACTTTACACAAATTACATATTACGCGTTTTTAAGACGAATTGCTAAAGAGAAAAAGCATCAAGATATTAAGGAATTATACATGGAGCATGCAGGCGCCGATGGGTTTATGCATTCTTCTGGCCACCCCGATGCTGCAGGAATTGTCGATAGAGTGCGTTTCAAATCTCAAATGATTAGAGACCGCGACTCGGCAATTAAGAATTTTGGTAAGACTCTTAAAAAGAAGAAGAGATCTAAAAAAAGAATTAGTGGTTTACTCGACGATTTTTTGTAGGTTTTTTTAATATGCGATTAGCTATAATTAACGACACTCATTCTGGTGTGAAGAATGGGTCTGACATTTTCTTAAACTATTCTGCCAAATTTTATGATGAGGTTTTCTTTCCTCATTTGATAAAAAATGACATACGAGACATTATACATCTTGGTGATTATTTTGATCATCGTAGGTTTGTTAATTTTAAAGTTTTAAAGCACAATTATGAAGTCTTTATTAAAAAGCTTTATGATTATGATATGTATATGGATATTATTCCAGGCAATCATGATGTTTATTATAAGAATACAAATGAACTAAATTCTTTAGAACAAATATTAGAAAAATACAATGATAGAATTAGGGTTCAAATGGACCCAGTTGTTAAGAAATTTGGAGAATTGGATATAGGTTTACTTCCATGGATTTGTGAAGATAATCACGATAATTCAATGGATTTTATCAAAACCTCTAAAGCGTCTATTCTAATGGGACACCTAGAACTTGGTGGATTTAAATACATGGGGAATGCTGACATTAAATCTCATGGTATGGATAAATCATTATTTGATAGATACGATGCTGTTTATTCTGGACATTATCATACTAAAAGTACCGAGGGTAATGTTACATATCTTGGTACACAATATCAATTAACATGGTCTGACGCAAACGATCCTAAGTATTTCCACACACTTGATACTGAAACTAGAGAGTTAGAAGCTGTAAAAAACCCTAATATTTTATTTCAAAAAATTTACTATGACGAAGATCGAATCCCAGCCATAAATTCTGATTTAATAAAGGACACTTATATAAAGGTTATAGTAACTAATAAAAAAGATCTCTATATATTTGATAAATTTATGGAGCAGATATATGACTTTAATCCATACGAAGTTAGAATAATAGAAAACTTTGACGAATATGCTGGAGATAGTATTAATGATCAAGATGTAAAGGTTGATGATACACCGACATTATTGAACAGTTACATTGATGCAACAGAAACAAATTTAGATTCAAACGTTCTTAAAAAAATGATGCAAGAACTTTTGGTTGAAGCGCAAGCCTTAGATAATATATAATGATTACATTTAAGAAACTCACGTGGAAAAACTTTTTATCTACCGGAAATAACGAAACCACAGTATATCTTAATAAAGATTCTGCAACTCTTGTTGTTGGTTCAAACGGTGCAGGTAAATCAACTATGCTTGATGCATTATCATTTGCACTTTTTGGTAAGCCTCACCGTAGTATTAATAAGCCGCAATTAGTTAACTCAATTAATAATAAACACTGTCTAACAACAGTTGAATTTGCAGTTGGCAATATCGAATATAAAATTATTCGAGGTATTAAACCCAATGTTTTTGAGGTTTATCAAAATGGAAAATTACTTAATCAGGAATCGCACAGTCGTGACTATCAAAAAATTATTGAGCAGAATATTTTAAAACTCAATCATAAATCTTTTCATCAAGTAGTTGTTTTAGGATCTTCGAACTTTATCCCGTTCATGCAATTGCCTTCGCACCAACGTAGAAATGTAATTGAAGATTTACTTGATATCGGTATTTTTACAAAGATGAACGGCGTTCTTAAAGATAAAATTATGGCTCTTCGCCATGAAATGAACGAAACCGATAACAAACTAAACATTCTTAAAGAAACAATTAAACTTCAAACTTCGCATATTAGCGAATTAAAAAAGATTGATTCCACACAAGAAGAAAAAAGAACAAATGAAATTAGCTCTATTAATGAAGAAATTTCACTATTAGAAGGTAGTAACTTAGAACTTCAAAGTGAATATGATTTAAAGTATAAAACTACTGTTGAAGATCATGAAAAGGAGTCAAATAATAAAACATCTTATACAGTAGAAATTTCTAATCTTAAGCGTAATATGGATGATGTCGTTAAAGAGTCTAAGTTTTACGAAAAAAACGACCACTGTCCAACATGTTCTCAAAATATTTCAGCTGAGCTTAAAACATCTAAAAATGAAGAATGTAAAAATAAGGCTAAGGCACTTAATTTAGGGTACACTATTACAAAGGATAAACTAAAAGCATCTGAATCTAAAGTTAATAAGTTATATTCACAAATTGTGCATCTTAACGAAGTTCATAATAGTATTAGACAAAATGAAGCACGAATCAATATTCTTAAAAATAGAGTTGAAGCTTTATCAAAAAACGTTGATGTCCAAGATACTACTGAGGCCGAATTAAAACTTGCAGCTGATAAAGAAAAAAGTTTAAAACTACTTGATATTAAATTTGAGCAGACAACACTATCTTCATACTTTGACGCCATTGGTGAATTGCTGAGAGATACTGGTATAAAAACGAAGGTTATTAGACAGTATCTTCCTATTATGAACAAGCTTATCAATCAGTATTTGCAAGTCCTTGACTTTTTCGTTCTTTTCAATCTTGATGATTCATTTAATGAGACAATTAAATCTCGGCATAGAGATGAATTTACTTATGCTTCATTTTCAGAGGGAGAAAAACAGAGGATAGATTTGAGTTTACTTTTCTCGTGGAGAAAGATTGCTCGTATGAAGAACAGCGCAAATACAAATTTGTTAATTCTAGACGAAACGTTTGACTCAAGTATGGATGCTGATGGTGTAGATAACCTAATTAAAATTTTAAATACACTTGGAAAGGAAACTAATGTCTTTATTATTTCTCATAAACAAGATCTTCTAGAAGGGAAGTTTCCTATGAAGATAGAGTTTGAGAAAATTAAAAACTTCAGTCAAGTAAAAAAATAAAATAATAGTGTGTACATTGAGCTCAATTCGTGCTATAATACTTACATACAAAATGAAAAAACTTGAGTGGTTGATGACCGCAATTCATAGCATAACCTAACTTGATTAAATCCCCACCTCTTAACGGAGGTGGGGGTGTCTTTCGAAATGACTGGAATCAAATACGATTCAAAAAAACCAGACTATAGTTTAATCCCGCCTTACGCGTTGGATGACGTAGCTAAAGTTTTAACTTATGGAGCTCAAAAATATGATAGACATAATTGGAAACAACTTGAGAATCTTGATACTCGTTATTTCGCTGCAGCGCAACGTCACTTGTGGGCATTACAACGAGGCGAAACTATGGATGAGGAAACCGGCATTCATCACGCCGCACACGCAATTTGTTGCATGATGTTTATGCTCGAATTTTATTATTTACAAACTGACCAAAAAACTATATAATATACTCGTTATGAAAATAAGTAAAGAAACTATCGAAGTTCTAAAAAACTTCTCAGGTATTAATCCAAACCTCGTTATTAAACAAGGTAACAAACTATCGACAATCGCCGATGCAAAAAACATTATGGCTGATGCCACTGTAAATGAAGTCTTTGATAGTGAAGTAGGAATTTACGATTTGAATGAATTCCTATCCGCCCTGAATCTAATCGAAGATCCTGAACTTGATTTTGGCGATAATTCTGTAACTATTGCAAATGGTCGTGCATCAGTAAATTATCGATACTCAGATCCTCTTATTCTTACTTCTCCACAAAAAGAAGTAAATATGCCAGATCCTGACTTTACAGTTCAAATTACTTCTAGCACAATTAGTGAAATTAGAAAAGCTGGAGGGGCTTTAGGACATGCTGTTGTTTCTATTTCTTCTCCTGAAGATTGTGATAAAATTTATTTGGAGGTGAAAGATCCAGAAAATTCATCAGCAAATACATATCGCCTAAATATCGGAGAGGATGAATCTCGAACATATGATTTTCAATTTCTTATTTCAAATTTAAAACTTTTACCGGACGATTACGAAATTTCAGTAAGTTCTAAGTTAATTTCGCAATGGAAAGGTATAAATAGTAAAACACAATACTGGATTGCATTAGAAAAAAATTCAACATTTAATTCATAACAAATATATATTATGTCGAAAAAAACAGTAACACCTACTGAAGAAGTAGAAACAGCACAGAATGAAGAGGCACAAGCTGAGCCTCAGATTTCTTTCAATCAAATTGCCGCAGTAACTGATCTTATTGATCTTTGCTCAACACGAGGCGCGTTCCGAGGAGCCGAACTCGAAATTGTTGGCCAAATTCGCAATGCGTTTGCCGCATTTGTTAGTTTCCATGCGCCAAAAGAAGAAGAAAAGCCGACGCCTACTCCCAGCGCTGAGGGGCCCGAGGAATCCTCGGAGTAGTTACCGGCAACCTAGGCTAAGTTGTTAAACTGGCCTTATTTATATATAACATTATGTCTGGAACAAAAGTAACAAAAGCTTATATTAAGCTTATTAATAATAAAAAAGCGCGCACTAGTGCTTCCGATAAGTATTTCCACGTATTTTCTGAGCTTGGCGAAGCATATCTTTTCACACAACACGATATGGAGAAAGCTCAAACCCGAGCCAAAAAAAACCCAGAGGATGTATATCCTGTTGAATTTACTGAACCTGAACCAAAGGTGATTGTAAAAGAAGTTATTAAATATGTTGAGGTTGCAAAACCTAGCAAACCTAGCATTTTTTCTAGATTAGCTTCTTTCAGGTGGGGAAGAAAGAAAAAATAAAGGGGCGATTAATTGGCTCCGATAGCTCAGTTGGTAGAGCAGTTGATTTGTAATCAACAGGTCGTCGGTTCGAGCCCGACTCGGAGCTCCAGCCGCCGTGGCGGAATTGGTAGACGCTGCGGACTTAAAATCCGCTTTCATTGATGAAGTGAGGGTTCGAGTCCCTCCGGCGGCACCAATTTATTTTATGTACAATCAATAAAAATTAGTGTAGAATATATTTGTTTATGAGTAAAAGTGAATTCTTATGGGTTGAAAAATATCGACCTCAAACAATCGAAGATTGCATTCTTCCAAAAGGTCTAAAAAAGACTTTTCAACAAATCGTTGATACTGGAGAAGTGCATAACATGTTATTGACCGGATCTTCAGGTCTTGGTAAGACTACAGTTGCCCGTGCATTATGTAATCAATTAAACCTTGATTATATTATTATTAATGCTTCAGAAGAAAGTGGCATTGATGTATTGAGATCTAAAATTAAACAGTTCGCATCTTCTGTTTCTTTAAATGGAGGAACAAAAGTTGTCATACTTGATGAGGCCGATTATCTAAATGCACAATCAACACAACCAGCATTACGAGGTTTTATTGAAGAGTTTAGTGCAAACTGTAGATTTATTCTAACATGCAATTTCAAGAACAGAATTATTGAGCCTCTTCATTCAAGGTGTTCGGTCATTGAATTTAACACAACTAAAAAGCAGCTTGCATCACTTGCTGCTTCCTTTATGAAAAGGTTGCAAACTATTCTTACTTCGGAAGGTGTTGACTTTAATAATGAAATTCTTGCAGAATTAATTATGCGCTATGCACCAGATTGGCGTAGAGTTATTAATGAGTGTCAGCGCTATTCTTCATCTGGAGAAATTACATCAGATATACTGATTGGTTTATCAGATCAAAATATCACCGCATTAGTAGGATTCTTAAAAAGTAAGGATTTCAAAAATATGAGAGGTTGGGTTACGAACAACACTGATGTAGATTCTTCTGTTATATTTAGGAGAATATATGATACATTATACGATTACGCACAACCGCAATCAATCCCATCGATCATTCTGATTCTCGCCGATTACCAATACAAAGCAGCCTTTGTTGCAGATAAAGAACTGAATACTGTTGCGTGTCTCACAGAAATAATGGCTTCATCTGAGTGGAAATGAGTAAACCATCACCTTTTACATTTATAAACTCCATTAATAGTGGATGTAAGGGAGAACATTTATTAGAAGATTGTAAAGCTGATCAATCTCTAGAAATAATAAATCCAGACTCTATTGAAAAGGCGTATGTTCCTTTTGTAATTAATAGGTCGCTATCTTATTTTAGAGATACTGTAATATTTGCTAATGAAATGAACGTTAATCATACGATACCTAATCGTATGCAATATGACTTTTATAGAAACATTGTTACTCCAAAACGCAGATTTTCCAAATGGTCTAAAAAAGCTGAAACATCGGCTGATGTAGAAATTATACAAAAGGAGTATAATTATTCTCGTGAAAAGGCAGAAGCAGTTTATCCATTATTCTCTGAAAAGGAAATAAATAAACTTTATAAGAAACATGACAAAGGAGGAAGAAAATGAAATGTTTAGTAAAAAATTGTTGCATTTTTCCTAATACTTGTAAGTATAATAAAATGTGCATGCAAAGCGAGATAAATAAAGCCGAGCAAAGAAGAATAGATGGAAACAAATTTAGTAAATCAACTTAGTGACCCAGCCGTGCTAGAAGGCGCGGGTAAAGCGTTGCTTAATGAATGGGTATGGCTGTTCGTAGCTGGCGTAGCCGTGCTGCTCTTCAGAGAACTGATACAGGAATTTGCTGCAGGGTTGAGTGTATGGTTTTCCCGACAATGGGCTGTAGACGAAATCGTTTTTCTGAATGGTAGACAGGCCAGGATTGCACGGATTGGACTGAGAGAGACTACGTTTTATCTTACAGATAGGAACACCACAATGCGTATAAAAAACACCAACCTGGGCGACCTGACTTGTGAGAAAGTGTTAGCGAATCATCAACCAGAGTATCTACCCAAAGGTAGCGAGAAAGGCCCGATGAAGGTAATGCTCGTAGAGGAAGAAACTAAACCAAGGACAAGAAAATGAAACGATGGATTTTAATAGTGGCACTCAGCGCATTCAGTATTCTGGTGGGCAGCGGGTGTCAGAATATCAAAAGCCTTGAGGTGGATTTCGGCGGATTGGATGTAGAGTATTTTCCAAGCCACCCATCACAAGAAGAGAAAAGCATTTTTGATTTTGGCAGTAAAACAGAGGACTTAGTTGTGCCGGCCAATTGGCGCGGGCCTCTTCTAATGCCTATGACAAAGGAGGAAAAAAATGAAATTTAAAAAAACAAAAGCAATTGGCATATTAGCAGCTGCCGCTTTTTCTATTAGATTAATTATTCGTAATTTTAAAATTAAAAAATAATGAATCCGAAAATTAAAATAACAAGAGAATTCGAAGATGAGGCTAAGAAGGTAGCAGAATATACTAGAAAAATAATGGCCGAAGCCGAAGAACAAATTAAACTTCTTTTTAACAAAGCAAATAAAGAAGAATGGTATATCGGTGCACCTGTTATCATTGAAGAGTTATTATATGACTATTGTTTAAATACAAAAAGTTTTAGATCGTGGACAGACTATTGTGGGGCTGATATTATTTCCTCTGAATAATGAGATAATCCAAAGGTTAAAATTTCTATAAATAATTCCATGAATGAAGATATTATAGAATGGGCGCCTTCTCTTATGCTTGAAGTACGAATCGAGGAACCTGATGATTTTCTAAAAATTAAAGAAACACTTACGCGCATCGGGGTGTCTTCTAAAAAAGAACATAATACATTATATCAGAGTTGTCACATTCTTCATAAACAAGGACGCTATTTCATTGTTCATTTTAAAGAATTATTTCTCCTTGATGGTAAACCTTCAAACTTTACAAACGATGATTTCGCCAGAAGAAACACCATTGCTACTTTACTTTCTGATTGGGGTTTGCTAGAAGTTGTTATTCCAGACCAAGCTTCCCCTAAAACATCTTTACGTTCTATTAAAATAATCTCACACCGAGATAAAAAAGAATGGAATCTTGAATCAAAATATTCAATTGGTAACGTTAAAACGTATAAATAACTTTGAGTGGTTGAATTGACTACTTAAACCGAGCGTCTGAAAAGAGCTCACAATATTAACTCGCTTAACAGGAGAAAATAAAAACATGACAACATATAATATTCCACATGCGTGGAGCGTAGGGTTCGACTCTGTTTTCGACAGACTCGAAAGATTAAATTCACAGCAACCGGCTTATCCTCCACATAACGTGGTTAAAACAGGAGATGAGTCCTTCAAAATCGAAGTTGCTGTCGCAGGTCTAAGTCAGAAAGACTTAGAAATAACACAAGATGAAAACGTTCTCACGATTTCGTCAGAAGGTATTCGCAGCGAAGATGCAAACTTTATTCATAAGGGAATTGCAAATCGCAAGTTTAGTAAACAGTTTACATTGGGAGAATACATTGAAGTTACAGACGTAACTTTGGTGAATGGTATCCTAACTGTGTGCCTAGACAAAAATGTGCCTGAAGAGAAAAAACCTAAAAAGTTTACAATTAACCAAAAGAAAGAACTTTTAACCGAGTAACGCACATAAACTATAAACACTATAGCCCTCTTAGAATTCGTTCTAAGAGGGCTTGTTTTTTATATGAACTTTAGTATTTACATTTAGCGGTAAACATGCTATAATACTTATATGATCTTAGGTGGGTTTTACACAAGTGTTGAGAGGTTTGCGAATAACCTTCTTTACCGAGGATACGACGATAATGGCAAAAAAGTATCGCATCGTATTAAATATAAACCAACGCTATATTTAAAGTCAAAAAAACAAAACACAACTTGGAAATCATTAGATGGTGTACCAGTTGACCCAATACAATTCAGCTCAATGTCTGAGCTAAGAGAATTTCAGCAAACCTACCGCGATGTTCCAGATTTCAAATTGTATGGCAATGAAAGACATATTCCTGCTTTTATTCAAGGCCAATTTCCAAACGAAATACCTTATGATCGACGATTAATTGATATTGCTTCTATTGATATTGAGACTTCATTTGGTGACGGATTTCCAGAAATTGACAATCCTATTAATGAAATTCTTACTATTGCTTTTAAAAGTTCTAAAGATGAAGTATATCGAGTGTGGGGTCTCAAAGGTTATGATGAAGAAATATCACAACTTAAGCACTTAAAAATCGAGTACCGCCAGTTTAGAGATGAAGCTTCAATGTTAGAATCTTTCATTGAATATTGGTCATCCCCAGAAAATACTCCGGACATTATTACAGGATGGAATACAAGGTTTTTTGATATTCCGTATATGGTGTCGCGAATGGTATTTCTTTTAGGAGAAGAGCGTGTTCGCAATCTTTCCCCATGGCGTAAAATTGAGCGTAAGGATATTCGTGTTCAAGGTAATGTTCGAACAACATTTGATATTAGTGGTATTCAACACCTTGATTACATGGAGCTGTTTAAAAAGTTTGCCTATACATACGGAAACCAAGAATCATATTCTCTTAATCATATTTCAAGTGTTGTATTAGGCGAGAAAAAACTCGACTATTCTGAAGTTGGTTCTCTTCGTGATCTATATGATGCCGACTACCAAATGTTTGTTGATTATAACATAAAAGATGTTGAACTCATCGAGCGTATGGAAGATAAGCTTGGTCTCATTAACCTTGTTATGACTATGGCTTATCTTGGCGGGGTAAACTATCAAGACACTCTTGGAACCTGCGCTATATGGGATTCTATTATATTTCGAAGACTAGCTCGCTCTAAAATTGCTACAATTCCATCTGAGGAAAAAACATCAGAAGCATTTCCCGGCGGTTATGTAAAAGATCCGCAAGTTGGAATGCATGATTGGGTAATGTCATTTGATCTTAACTCTCTGTATCCTAATATTATTGTACAATACAATATGTCACCAGAAACTATTTTAGATATGTCTGGTGCAGAAGGTGCGACAGCATCTAATGGTGCAGTGTTTAGTAAAGCTAAAAAAGGTATTATTCCTGAAATTGTTGAAGAACTATATGCTAAGCGTGTCACGGTTAAGAATGAAATGCTTGATGCTAAAACAAAGCTAGAATCAATATCAAAACGTAAACGTACAGAATACCAAGCTACTGCCGGACAAGTTGCTCGCCTTGAAACTCTTCAGACTGCAATTAAGATTCTTCTTAATTCTCTTTATGGTGCTATGGGTAACAAATACTTTCGTTACTTCGATCTTAGGATTGCCTCTGGTATTACTATGACCGGTCAGGCTGTTATTAAACATGGTGAGAAAAGTGTCAACAATTTCCTTGATAAGTTTCTAGGAGAAAGCAAAGACCGTGTGATTGCAATGGATACTGACTCTTTGTATATTGGAGTTAGTGATGTAATTAAAAAGTTCAAGCCAAATAACCCAGTAAATTTCTTAGATGAGTTTGGTTCAAAAGCAATTGAGCCTATGCTTGAAAAGGCTTTCAACGAGTTTTCAGATAAAACAAACGCTTACAGCCATCGTATGGTTATGAAGCGTGAAGCAATTGCTGACCGAGGAATATGGACTGCTAAAAAGCGATATATTCTTAATGTTCATAATAACGAAGGTGTTCAATATGCTGAACCTAAAATCAAGATAATGGGTATTGAAGCGGTAAAGTCATCTACACCTCAAGTTTGTCGAGAAGCAATGAACAATATGTTCAAAATCATTGTAACAGGTGATGAAGAAAAAACGCAAGAAGCGATAAAAATGTTCAAAGATTATTTTAAGTCTCTTCCTCCTGATGAAATTGCATTTCCCCGCGGTGTTACCGATATATCTAAGTGGTCAAATAAGTCTACTATCTATAAGAAAGGTACTCCCATTCATGTCCGCGGTGCTCTTCTATACAACAATCGTGTTCGATCTTTAGCTCTAGAAAAGAAATATGAGCTTATTCAGAATGGTGATAAGATTAAATTTATCTACCTCAGGGTGCCAAATACTATTCAAGAAAATGTTATTTCATTTCCCGGCCATTTGCCAGAGGAACTTGAATTACATAAGTATGTAAATCACGATCTACAATTCGAGAAAACATTCCTTGATCCAATTAATATCATCCTTGACGCAATTGGTTGGACTGCTGAACCAAGAGCTGACTTACAACAATTCTTCTTTTAGTATTTACATAATTAATCAAATACTGTATAATATAACTACATTAATAATATGAGCAAAAATTGGGTAAACGACATATACGATATGCATAAGAAATATGGTGTACGTCCTGCAGTTAGAAAAATGACTAGAGCGGACTTACGCAAATTTCTAAACTTTCGAGTAAAATTTCTTGAAGAGGAATTGAATGAAACAAAAAAAGCAGCCGAGGAGGACTATGTCGATTCAGAAGAAGTAGTTGACGGTCTTATTGATCTTTGTGTTGTAGCTATTGGAACACTTGATGCATTTGGTATTAATGCTAATAAAGCATGGGATGCAGTTTTAGAAGCAAATATGAATAAAGAAGTAGGGGTTAAAGAAAGTAGACCAAACCCCCTTGGTCTTCCTGATCTAATTAAACCAGAAGGTTGGACAGCGCCTTCTCATAAAGGCAATTACGGAGATTTAGAAAAACTTTCGTAATGTATTCTCTCACAATATTCAATTCTATTTTCGATAATAAAACACATCGAAAAATGTCTTTTCGTAAATGGGAAGATTTTGAAGATTTGTTATATTCGCTGAGTAAACAACCAGGTTATAAACCAAAAAAAGGAGAAAGAAAAGATGGATCGCCTCTTATCACTCCCGCGACATATGCTGAAGGTACTACGCGGGCTAATCGTAACGTTATTGAATGGGCTAGTTGGGTTGCTATGGACATTGATGAATACGAGGGTTCTTTCGAAGAAACAATCGACACCTTTAAAGGTAATAGATTCGTGTGCTATAGCTCTGCATCTTCATCGAAAGAAAAACCAAAATTCAGAATCGTCTTTCCATTAACAAAGAATATAGAAGCTGAAAAGATAAAGCATCTTTGGTTTGCAATAAACAAAGAATACAATTCTCTCGGAGATCCTCAAACTAAAGATCTCTCTAGAATGTATTATGTTCCAGCACAATATCCTAACGCCTACAATTTCATATTTACACACGATGGTCCTTTTTTAGATCCTGAAAAATTAATGGCGAAACACGATTTTGTTACGTCAACTGGAAATACATTGAGTGATCATCTTCCAGAAGCTATTCAAGAAGAGCTTAAAAAACACTATGCTAACAAACTCACAAATACAAATATTAGGTGGTCGTCTTACCGCAATTGTCCATTTGTAAACAAACAACTCGTTTCTGAGTATGTTACTATTAATGAATCTGGTTGGTACCATCACATGTATAGAATTATGATGAGTATTGCAGCAAATGCAATTCGTAAGAGATATCCAATTACTCCAGAGGATATTGAGTCCCTTGTTCGTGAGATAGATTGTGAAAATGGAGGTTGGTATAAAGGCCGTCCAGTAAAGCTTGAAGCCGCAAGAGCGATCGATTTCGCGCTCAAAAGTGTCTCATTTTAGCGCATTTTAGCGATTTGAGAAAACTTTTTTTCGCTCATAAGTCATTGATAATCAATGTGTTATGAGAAATGAGCCTTTTTTCGAGTAAAAAAGTATTTACAAAACTCGCTTTTTGTGCTAGAATATACCCATAATCAGGTAAGACTACCGACTACCACAACTTGTTATGAATATGAAATTAGGAATTGAACAGACAGATTTTACTGCAGTAAGTAAGATCACGATCCCAGAGATCTTTTTTAATCGAATGAAGTCCGGAGTAAAGGATTTCGATAAGCTCTTCGGTGACGGTTTGTTGCCCGGAGCCTCTATGACTCTCACCGCTCAAGCTGGATGTGGTAAGACAACGTTCGCCCTCCAGCTACTCGAGCATCTGTCACAAGCCGGCTATGCTACAGCGTATGCCTCTGGTGAGGAAAACTGTTTTCAACTAGCCTTCACTTGTAAGCGCCTTAACGTTAAAGGTGTAAAGATTGCGAACGTAACTGATATTGATACGATTGCTAAAGCTATGGAAGATAACGATATCATGGTTGTCGATTCGTTTCAAGCTCTGACTAGTAAGACTAAGATGAATAGTCGTCAGCTCGAGCAGCACGCCATCAGCACTCTTTGTAATAAAGCTAAAGAGACGGAGTGCGTGTTGATCTTTATTATGCATCTTACTAAGAGTGGTCAGCTAAAAGGTTCAACCCTTGTACCACACTCCGTAGATGTCAATATGATGATCACTCACGACCTTGAGTCGGAAGATGACACTAGTCGTATTATCTCAGTATCGAAGAATCGATTCGG